GCGGAAAAGATTAAACGTCTTTTCTCCTCCTTTATGTGTTTTCTGAAGGACTCTTCAGACGTACTTCCATGGGAAAAAAACGAGGGTAGCCCCGCCTTCGTTCCATGGAGGAGCGCGTCTAAATTTGTTGAAAACAGATTTGGATCGGATATCAAGAGTGTTCTACTTGAAATCCGGAAGAGCGGATCCGCTAAACGAAGCGGGTCGTGGTCCAGACCGCCAGGCGATTACTTAAACAATAAAAGTGATCGCCCGACAAACTCAGTGTTACGATGTTCGCAGTCACTGATGAGATCTGGAGCCCTTATCCAAGGGTTTTGTGAAATTCTAGAATTCCACTTTGGCCAGCCTGTTTGGGGTAGCTTTGACTTTGCAGTCATTGTCTACTTCTTCTTGGATCTGGTTGGCCGTTTGGAGGAGGTTGTCAAGTTCTCGACGACCTATTTTTCTGCTCGTGTTCTAGGGCAGGAACCTCCATTGTCTGACTCGAAGCCGTTTTTGCTAGGCTATCGAGTAGATAGAAAGATCGGGCGCTATCGAGGTACTTCGTTTCGTTGTTTGCGCCTGGCAATGGATGTGCTTAACCTGAAAAGGTGTTGCCCCACGGTTTCCGATGAATTTATTCGTCGGTCTATGAGGAAACATGCACAGGCCATTTGTGGACCCCCGCGGGATGTTTCGAACCTTCCCGAGGGTGTGCTTGCCGAGGTTCGTCGATTTTTCGACGACCAGTGCAAGAACTTTGGTGCCCCGGAGCCCTTGAAACTTGAGCTCCCCTCTTGTGCTGCATCCTTTGAGTTTTCACGCTCATCGGGTGGCCCAGAGAGTTTGTTGTACAATCATCCCTTCGATTTCGGTTCTGATAAAGTTGAAGAGTTCCTTAGTGAACTTGACGACTCTGTTCAATCTATCGGTCGAATGGGACTTGCAACAAGGCACGAATGGTCCATGACCGTCGATGATCTTTTTAAGTCATCGACTGGAGTGAGTCTTCTTGAGGAGGGAGGTAAAACAGCCCTCTTCGAGCGACTCGCCGAGTACGATCTTTCTATCCCCAAGGGACTGCTTTCTGCTGTTCGACTTGAGGCGCTCCGTGGTGGGTCTCAACCCATCAGAGCGCAGGCAGTCCCGATCTGTGAACCATGCAAGGTTAGAGTAATTACGAAGGGCGAGACCTTGCCCTACCTTGCATTGAAGTCCTTCCAAGTGTCAGTGAGTCGTTGGATTGCGAAATCCTACAACTTTTGCTTGACCCGCTCCAGTTTTGGAGAGTCAGACGTCGCTGAGTTCCTGCGACGTTCGGCAGAGTATTATGGTTCTGAGGCTGATCTTTTGGTCGTCTCGGCCGATTACTCTGCGGCCACTGACAATTTGCGTTCAGATTTGTCTGTTGCAATTGCACTTGAGTTTTTGAACTTTTTTGGCCAATCTTTCGTGGATCTTTTGATTCGTGGTTTGGTTGGTCATGAAGTTTTTTATTCTCGGGAGTATTTTGATGAGCTTCCGGAGGGTTTCCTGTATGAAGATCCGTCAATCACTGAAAGTGACTGGCAGAATCGAAATCAGAAGGACTCTCCCTGCTATAAATTTATTCCAAGAGTGCATGCGAAGCAGCAGAATGGGCAACTAATGGGTTCTTATGCCTCATTCG